GAAGCAGCAGCACAAACAATCACCGAAAATCGCATCTCAAAATACATCAAACTTTGGGAAACTTATGTAGATCACAACAACATGGAACGCAAACGACTTTGGACTTGCTGGTTCCACTCGGAGCAACAAAACTCAACTGGTGAAGACTTCATCATCGAAGGCGACCTCTCATGCAAAATCGGCAGTTACACTTCAAAGCAAACGAATGAAGAAAAAACTGCTGTCGAGTATCACCTCAACAACTGTGTCGTTATCAAGCGCAGTGGTGACCTAATCCCAGTTCCACCAACAGACCTAAACGACGCACCGTTCTAATGCAAAGTTTTCGTTTATTCGTTCCTGGCATACCAAGGCCTCAGGGTTCTAAACGTCATGTTGGAAATGGTCGGATGATTGAAGCAAACCCGCATCACAAAGGTTGGCGAGATGAAATCATCATTAGCGCTAAAGCAGCCATGGGTGTCCAAGAAGTAGTCAAGTTTGAAGGCCCACTCAAAATAGAGTTGCTCTTTGAACTACCAAAAGGCCCAACAGTCAAACGCTTTAGTCCGGCTGTCAAACCTGACCTGGACAAACTCGCTCGAACAGTTTTTGATAGTCTCGAACAAGCTGGTGTGGTGTCTAATGATTCACAAATTGTCGACATGCACGCAGTAAAGGCTTATGGCACGACACGCACAGGCGTAACTATTTTCTTGACTTATTTGTGAACAACCTGCTACGCTATCGAATGAGGTAAGGCGCCTCCATTGAAAGGACACAATGAAAACAACAATCATCACCGGAGTGGTCGTAGCAACCATTCTGCTATTCACACCCGTTGAAGAATGGATTTGCGCAGTAGTTCCAATGTGGATAATCGCAACCATCCCATTCATCTTCGTAGGCCTCATGTTTTGGGGCCTTGTACACGTAGCCAAACTCGCTGAAGAAGCATACTTTGCTAGGAAGCGCGCCGAAGATGTTGACTAATGAAATGTTCTTGGTCGCACAGTTCAAAGAGATCACAGCGAAAATGTTGAAACTCAACCCTAAAGACAAAAAGTGGCATCGCCTCGCACAAGACCGTGAACCAATCGTTAATCAGCTCGATGAACTTTGGGGCACATCCGGTGGCACAACACTTCTCAAGATTTTGGACTACGACATGATAAAAGAAATGCTAAAAAAGGCTAGCAAATGAGCGCAGACGAAGAATGGGCATTCTTCGCAGGAATGGCAGCTAACAACCGCGAACTTGAACAACTCAAACCAGCACACGCCGAAACAGTCCGCGAATACTACCGACGACAAGGGCGCAACTCTGTACGAGACCGAGTCAACCTTTGGATAATACAAAACCAGTGCTTTGACTTCCAAAAAGCCGAAGTAGACAAAACCCAAATCACATGCGAACACCAGGCATGCCACGTGTTACGCAACCTCCGCAACCTGCTCATAGACGAAATGGAAAACCCAAACAATGTCAGATGAACGACCACAAATGTTCCCAGGCGTAACACCTCAAATCTCCAAAGCAATCGAAGACCTAATGGTCACAACAGAAACCCTCGGCTACGTCAAAGGCAAACGTGACACACTCGAAAGAGTTGAACAGGCCCTACTCGGCACAGCTGAAGCATTCAAAGAAGCAGACGATGCTTACAGTCAAAACGCTGTTTTAGCAGCAATCAAGGTGGTGCTCGCAATCTATGTCCCTCAATCTGAATAAACCAGTGCGCGTCTTCCCATGCAAAATCCGTACCATCGCCGAACAACTCGATACCAAAGACCGTGAAGAGTTCCTAAACGCTATTAACAACAAAGAATGGTCAGCACTCGATCTAGTGAAACAACTAGCCGATAACGGTATCGAAATGTCACCTGGACCCATTTGGAAACACCGACTCGAACGCTGCTCATGCTAGAAATCGAACAACCAAAAGCCGAACCCGAAGAAATTAAACTACTTCGCCAGGCACTACGCAACGCCCAAAGAGAACTTGCCAAAGCAAAAGACCGGACAGAACACCTCGTCGAAGTTGTAATGCAAGCAGCATTCGATGGAGCTGTCGCAACAGGTGGACAACCACTCATAACCAACCCAACAAAAGACAAACGCCAAGCAGGCGAAGAGGTCGCCCTTTGGCACCTGACTGACTGGCAGTTAGCAAAAGAAACTCGTACGTACAATAGCCAAGTTTGTTCAGAACGTGTTCTGAAGTACGTCGACGCAGCACTAAAACTCACCGAAGTGGCCCGAGCCCACCACCCAGTCAAAACATGTTACATAGTCATGACTGGAGACATGCTCGAAGGCCTCTTTAACTTCCCCAGCCAAGCACATGAAATCGACCAAACAATCTTCGGACAGTTCACCACGCTGGCACGCATGATCGCAGATGTCGTAACCATCGCACTCGCCAACTACGAAAAGGTTGTGGTCGTTTCCGAATGGGGCAACCACGGCCGCATCGGTTCCAAACGCGACGGTGTACCACGCGCGGACAACCTGGACCGAATGAGCTACGAGTTAGCCAGGCAAATCATCGGCGACCACAAACGCCTGACCTGGCAAGACTGCCCCGAAGACATTCAACGAATTGAAATCGGCAACTACCGAGCACTCGCTATTCACGGAGACGAAGTAGGCCGCAACGGTTTTGCATCACCAATGACAATCGTTCAACACGTCAACAAATGGCGCAGCGGCTCATACCCCTGGGAGTTCCGCGACGTCTACATGGGTCATTACCACACACACGCAGAATGGCCACTAGCCAATGGCCTCGGCAGCGTATACCAAACAGGCTCAACAGAATCAGACAACCGTTATGCAGGCGTAATGCTCGCCAGCAGTGCGACTCCATCACAAAGACTCCACTTCATCGACCCACGCAAAGGCCGCGTAACCGCAACTCACAAGATATGGCTGGACTAATGAACGAAACAATCTACCTAACCGTTGCATTCTCACTTCTAATTGGAGGCACAGTATTGCTCGCGTTAGCATTATTCAACAAACCAAAACCAAAAAGAACCTATACGGGCAATGAAGCACACGCCTTTCACACCACCGGATACCAACTCGGCCAACACATTGAACGCCAACGAATCATCAAGCTAATAGATTCTTTGCGCTGCCAGGGCAACGGCATAGAACATGATTGCGAAGACGACTTAGGTGGCTATTCGGTCGACGAGCTCATTTCGCTAATCAAGGGTGAAGCCAAATGAGCGACTGGCATGACTCACCGGAATGGCGCAAAGCACGCGCCTACGCCAAAACCATCCTCGAACCAATCTGCGCCACATGTGGGAAAGAACTCGAAGGCCGCGACTGGACAATCGACCACATCCAAGCACCAGGCAAAGGCGAACCAAACCACGACATCACAAACCTCCAAAGCATGTGCAACCAATGCAATGGAAGAAAACAAGACCGCGACCAAATCAGAGTCAACTGGCTAAGTAAGGACTGGTTCTAATGCCCCAAGCATTCGACCTACAAGGAACACTTGTCAAAATCAACTACGGGTCAACCTTTGAAGAAACACTCAAAGGCATTGCCAAAGCAAAAAAACTCATGACACCACACGGCGACTTCACAGTCATAAGCGCACAACCCGAAGTCAGAGCAATACACCGAGCACTACGAACAATGATCACTGACCTATACCCAAACGTTCAAGGCATCCACTTCGTATCAGGCTCCAACATCGGCGAAAAGAAAGCAGCACTCATTCGCAGGCTCGGCATGAAGGAATACACCGACAATGATGAAGGCATCCTACGGGCCATCAGAGCAGCGTTAGGTGACAGCGTGAAGCTCTATCTCGCACGTAATGGGTCAAGAGCCCTCGTCAATCCCCCGAAGTCTTGAATCGGTTTTTTTGAAATGTTCTGTTTCATCCCGCGCAGCCTTCCTTTTTTTTACAAACGGTTCAGATTATTCGAGAGTGGCCACCAATGGTTTTCAAGAGTATCCAAGATTATTTAGTCGATAAACAGCTATCACCTGACCAGTTAGTGCTCGCACATTTGTGTTTGCAACTCGCGACTTCGTTCGATGATAACGGCAACACTTCGACCGCGGCCGAACTACGCAAAACTTTTACCGAGTTACGAAATCAACTAGAGGCCGTGGTTGTTGAAGTTGACCCGATAAGTGAACTACTCAAACGCGATGCTTAGACTTCCCGCGCGTTACACAAAACCACTATCTGAAAACTATCCGAGTGATGGTTTAGCGCTGGCACGTATGGCGGAGGTGGCTTGGGCTACACCGGATGCGACGGGGCCATTTCAACTTGATGAATGGCAGACATGGTTGCTAGATCATGTGTTAGAGCGTTACCCGAAAGACCACCCAGTACATCCAGGTGAACTGCGCTACCGTCAGGTCGTCATTTCTATGGGCCGTCAGAATGGTAAGTCTGTTCTTGGTGGTCTCCTGGCTGGAATCTATGGCTTTCTAATGCACGTGCCGGGCCCAAACATTCTTTCGTTAGCCTCGTCATTGGAACAGGCCCAAATTATCTACGACCGTGTGCTTTTTGTAGTGAGAAACAACCGCTTTATGGCTAAACGCTTCAAAAGAGCAACTGAAACACGTGGCATTATTACGGCTGATGGCTCTGGCAAGTACAAAGTTTTGCCATCTAAGGAGTCTGCACTTCAAGGTTTACCCATCAGTCTTTGTCTCTTTGATGAACTTCATCTGGCTAAAAAGGGCATGTGGACTGCTGCAGTTTTGGGTACTTCAGCGCGCGATGATGGCATAGTCATTGGGATTACGACGGCTGGCGATGAAAATAGCCAAGAACTGCTAGACCTTTACCGTACAGGCGACCGCGCTATCGCTGGCGACCCTACGTTAGAGCGTTTTGGATTTTTTTGCTGGGAAGCTCCAGCAAATGCAAATATCGACGACCCCGAAGCTATCCTGGCTGCTAATCCTGCGGTTGCTGCAGGCCGTGTGCCACTAGATCGCATACTGTCAAACATTGCTGTTGTGCCAGAACACGAGGCACGGCGATATATTCTCAATCAGTTCATCTCGGGTAGTTCTCAAGCGTGGGTGCCTGGACAGTTTTGGGCTAACGCCGCAACAGACCCAGTTAGTGAACGTGACGGTCTTGTCTTTGCTGTGGATAAAACTTTGAACTGGGAACACGCCAGTATTGTTGTTGCCCACCGAATCGGTGATATTGTGAAAACCCAGCTAATTGCCTCATTGGTGAATCCAACCGAGCAGAAACTTTTCGACATACTCGTCGACCTTTACAAACGATTCTCACCCATAGCAATCACCCTCGACGACCGGAGCTTGCCTAACCTCGGCAAGAAACTAAAACTCAATGGGTATCCTGTTTGGCAACTATGGACTAAAGAATTACAGGCTGCGTGCGCGTTTGCTTATGCTGCACTTAGCCAGGGTACTTTGAAACACGCCAATGACCCCTTGGTGAACTCCCAAGTCGGTCGTGGTGTTGCCAAGTATTTGGGTGAGTCTTGGCTGATTTCACGACGTGATTCAACAGGTGATATCGACGCGCTATTGGCAACGGT